TCACTATCCCATCTCGTAGATCAGCCTCCACTGACTACTTTGAAGCGGATTACACCTATCGGTTTCTCATTAATCCTCACACTCTGAGTGTTTCCCATCAGACTGCGGATAGCCAAAGCATGACACGTGGGGGTTGGCAATTTGGAGTGTGGGGTGAGGATGTGGTGGAACTTCATATGACTGGTATTACAGCCGGAGATTACTTCCAAAATGGGTTATCGGATCAGTGGGAAGAATATAGTCTGAGCTATCGTAATCTTGCAGAACTCACAAATGTAGTGCTAAATAACGGTTACTGGTTTGAGGGCGAAGAGGTAAACACAGCCTGGAATGCCCCCGATTACACCAGAAAGCGTATTAAGAGCCATGGGGATGTAGTGGTTAGAGTGGGGAATTTCATGTGGAGCGGAATGTTTACAAATATGACTCATACTAAATCCGCAGAAAACCCGTTTTATAACATGTTTGATATTGGATTTATTGCCTGGAAGGAGCGGTTTGCCTCCGGATCTCCCTGGCTCTCCGCCATCAGAAATAACACTTATCGTGGACATTCAAAGGAACTTCTTCTAGCTACCCCCTCCGCTACCCCTCAGTCTCAAGTGCCAGTAGACCAGTCAGTCTCTAATTCTGTAATCACAACGGCCCCCATAGCCCCAAGTTTTCTACATATTGTAGAGTCAGCCTAAATGATCACCCCCTCTTCCCCTAATCCTGTTTCAGCGAATCCACTCACGGCTTCGCCAACCCCAGCATCTAAAATTCGTAATATTGTGCAGTCTGCACAAGAGCGGGAAATTGTCAAAACAGCCCCAGATATGGTGGTTTATATTGATTCTCTACCCTTTATAAACAACCCCTATCTGAGTCAGGGCTCAACAAATATGGTGGCAGTTAATTTTAACGATTACGTCACCTCCATCATTACTTCCTATAGTATAGATTCCTTTATGCCCTCCGGAGCTATCAATCTGTCCGTCCCAAACGGATCTAAGCAGTTATTCATGGCTCCAGGTGGCAACACGATTATTGATATTATGAGTGCGGTTAGAATTTATGCCAAAAGCTATTTTTTTGCTGCTGATGGTAACACCATTTTTCGCCGCATATTCAATGGCTTGATCAAGTCAGTAGGTCTAAACGAAACCCCGACTAGTTTGGAAATCACAATAGGGATTGTAGGGATTTGCCGCCTTCTTGAAATGACCCAAATCGAACTAAGTAAGGCCCTCATTTCAGATTCAAGTTCCCTAGTTACGGTGTTTAGGACCAATCAGGCGTACCTGAACGTCTACGGGGCTCTGTACGACACCTTTCATAGAGATGTGGATTTCAGTGAATTCCTGCAAGAGGCATTCCAGCAAACTTTCATGGAAGATGACAGGGATAAACTGGTCATTCAAAATGAATATGCTTCCAAATGGGCCGCAAGACTCCAAGATCTGTGTAGGGATGTCCGACTATTTGGTTGGTCTTCCAATAATAAATCCATTTCATCTCCCGTCACTACAGGTGCGACCGCTGCTCAACAAAATTCCGTGATCGCCAGCCAGTCTGGAGCCGCCCCTACTCCGCTTATTTCACAAACTGAAATGAGCAAAGAGAATGCCGCCATAATTGGCCTGCTGAATGAATACAGTTTTGACATGGCAATCTCAGGAATCAAGTTATTTGGAAATCAGCTAGTCTCCAGGTTAGAGAGAGTTCGCTATCTTGTGGAGATTATGGGTTTTGAGGGTTATCAGGATGTTGACGGTCTGATTATTATAAAGCCCCCTTTGTACAACCTTGATTGCACAATTATCAGCAATAGCACTACTACTGCTGCTCAAACTGGAAATGTATCTGGGGAAAATTTGAGCCCTGCTACAAATCCTTACGTTATCAATATGGCGGAAATCTTATCTGAAGATTACTTGGAGGATGAATCTGCGATTAGAAAGACCTCCATGTCTATCTCACTCAATTTTGCTGACCCATCAGGGCTTCAGATTGCCGCCCCCACTGATCTGACCAAGGTGACAAGGTTCACTGATGTTAATTTAGTGAGGAAATTCGGAGTTCGTCAGGAGCCAGCTAAGTATTGTGGGTTCCTACATGGAGATCTGAGGGCCACTTATGGATTTTGTGCCGCAGAGCTAGCCAAGGCCAATATGGGCTTCACTACATACTCGGTTTCTATCCCCCTCCGTCCTGAAATTCGACTTGGGTTTACAATCTATATCCCTCATCGAGATATGTACGCTTATATTACTGGCATCGCTATGAGTTATAACGTTGGGGGTCAGGCCACAACCAGTTTAACTTGCAATTTTGCCAGAAAACGCCCACTATTCCTTCAAAATCAAAATATCACACAAATTGTAAATGGGCAACAAGTCCCTCTTACAGTTCAAGTATTTGCGGCCCAGCCTAATCTGGTTCATGCCTTCACCACAGCCTCCGCACAGCCCCCTACTACTTCAAATGGTGGGACGCTTAATGAAGTTGGGTTGATCTCCTCAGTTCCTCTGACACCGAGTGGCACCCCTAGTGCAGACCAACTAACGGTGAATACCTACCTTGCTCAAAAATTGGGGAGCATTTACGAAACCTGGACTGATATGCCAGCTATGTCTAATGTTCCCACTTGGAGGATACAGAATGACGGCACCAGTGGGGCCAATGGAACAGATGGTCCTGCCGTCCCCTTCACTAATGGAGATTCTGCCCCAGATGGGACCAATACTTGGTATAATGGCGGTTTGGACAGCAGCACCGGCACCAAATTCTCAGTTCCCAAAATAGTAGATGGTCATTACCTGGACCGCACAACCATGGTCCAGCCCTATACGAATGAAAAGGGATACGAAGTGGTTTCCCCGCTTCCATGGGGTCGTTATGCCACCCTCACGGATGCCCTAGTTACCTTTACACGGGATGCTTGGCCAGAACCTGCCAGTGCCGCCACCTCTAGTCCAATTTCAAACACCACTGTTTCAGCGTTCCTGACCGCTGGTTTAACCACCCACCTTAACTCTTCAGATGCAGCCACTCAACTAGCTAATATTGCGCCTCCTTCCTCAAATCGTTCAAACTTACCAAAAGGGGATACCCTCATCACCTCCACCTTCCCCTTCCAAAAGTTTGATAAGACCAATGTCCCTTACTTTGAACTGGCATATTCTTCCAGTGATATGGGGGTTACGGAGACTAGTTTTGCCATACCAGATTGGTCTAACCCTAATAATTCTGCCTCTGGGGCCGTTTCTGGATCCTCTGGGGCTATCTCCTCCGTCTCTCAATCGTCATCCACCTCTGGCTTGGACACTTTCTCCTCCTCCGTGGACGCTCTTCAAGTATTTCTACAGGGATATATTGGCCCTACTAATAGCAACAATGTTGGGCCATATGCAGTTTCCACCCTGCCTCAAAATACTGATATTGGCGGGTATGCTCCACCCAATGGCCCATTAAGTGGAGTATTACTTAGTATGGGTGCCACCTTCACTAGATCCCCATACGGAGCAATTCTAGGTCTGAGACCTACCGGCGCAACCCAGAATCCAGCCTATACGACCGGCACAAATGCTACATATACAGGGGATACTTTGGGGCAGACTCTAACAAACATTGGTCAGATAATAAGTGGTGGTGGGTAAAATATGGATATAAAAAGTTTCACTCGAAGGCCCGATACCCCAGTTCTCTCTGAGTCTTCTCGGTTGGATGAGCAATATCAGGTATTCCCCGCTGAAGTGGTTAGAGTGGATTATGAGCGTAAAGTTGTAGCTATTCGTGACAAGCGGCATAACCAAATCTACCAGGATGTAGTGGCGTTCCCAGCGAATTCGTCCTCTGTGGAGGGGACCGATATTGATATGCCGGAAGAGGGCACTGCCTGCTTGGCCGCCACTTTGGAGTGGAACAAAGGCTACTCTCAGCACATCATTATTTGTTATTTGCTATCCGCTACCACAACCTCCCAGGATGCGGTGTCCCAACGTTCACTGTCAGGTGCGAGTAAGCCTCTAGGGGAGTGGACTGATCGAACCCGTGGGGTCTATCGGAAAGCCTATCCGGGGCAGCACACGATTGCTAAGACGGATGGGTATACGGCAAAATTTGCTAATGGCTGGGATCAGGCTGCTATGGATTTGAGTCGAGATCAGCTTGACCCCTTCCGCCGTACCCGCACATCCAGCACAGGTCGGCAGATCATCAGAACCGATACTGCACTAAAATATGAAGGCTTTGTTCATCGTCCCCAGGCCAACTCCTCCGATATCACTCCTCACATTCTCCCAGATGGGTCAAAAGAGTGGGTGCTCTATCTAAACCCGACCGTTACAGATTGGTCAGCCCGTTATTTTGGCCAAAATGACCTCTTGATTCAGGATATGATCCCCTTTGTGGAGCATGTAGAAAAAATTCAAGAATTTGGGCTGGATTACCCCGTCCCCCACGAGATTTATGAAACGGATATGTGGGATAAGATCCTGGGAACGGTTCAACCCTTCCCTGATCCCTCTTCACCCACCGATAGCCAGAATTGGTGGAACCGAACTGCCATGATTGATGAGTCAGAGGGGGCCTCTTCAAATGAGAACATGTATGTTGAGGATCAGGCATGGCCTTTTGCTCAGCCATGGGATCACCCGAACAACCCCGCTGAGAATCCGGGAGTTGGCCCCGCTCTGAATGATGGCCCTACCCCTCGTCGTCGTGGATGGATTATTGAAAAAGCTGAGGGCACCCTTGTTGGGTCCAACATGTTTGATGCGACAACCTATGGTAAGGTGCTGAAGCCGATGGTGTTCCCACTCACCACAGCAGGCCGCTTCGCTGCTGACACGATGTCTGGTTATTCTGCGGTCACAAAACTTCCCGACCAGTCTGAGGCCCGTCTAGCCGCCTCCGCATGGTCTCTCAGATTC